AACAAACTGCTTTCATTAATTGCGTAGCATGGGGCAAGACAGGCGAATCCGTTGGTGCATGTAAGAAAGGCGAACGGCTATTCGTAGAGGGGCGATTACAAACACGTTCCTATGAGGATAGCAACGGCCAAAAGAAGTATGTAACAGAGGTAGTTGCTAATTTCGTAGGACGAAAATTAGAGGGTGAGTTTGATGGCAGTAGTAACTTTGATAGTTTTGAAAACACAAACCCAAATGAAAATATTCCGTTCTAGGTAGTGATTTTTTACTTAAATAAAATTATTGCAATAAAAGAGTATATCAAGAAAGGAATTTCAAAATGACAGTACGTGAATTGATTGAGTATTTAGAAAAATGTGACCAAGAACAAGAGTGTTGTATCGATGCAAACAAAACACTTTATGAGATTGAATATGTTGATAATTTGTATGATGGATTTGGAATAAATATTGTTGCTGGATTGGAAAAAGAAGAAGAGGAATAACAATGCTGGTTGAAGATAAAACAAAATATTGCTGGGTAGACGATGAAATAGCAGGTGAACCACAAGGCAGTATTAAAGATGCCATCTTAGATTATGTAGATAATGAATATAACTATGGTGATTTTGATGCTTTAAGTCGAGAAGAATTGTTACAAACAACAATAGAAATAGGTCATCCATATAGATATGTACCTGAGATAGACGGCGAACGAGTAATTTGGAATGTGTGTGATTACGATTTAGATGATGAAATCGAAGAATGGTCAGACGATTACATGAAAGATGTTAAAAACGAACACATGGACGAATTGAGCGAAGAACTAACAAAAGTATTCCAAGCGTGGGAAAAACGTCATGGGTACGATCTCAAATCTTGGGTTGTACAAGAAACAAAACCATATCGTATTGGTGATTATGTTAAGGAGTAAGTGTTTATAGTATATGAAAATACTAGATGCATGTTGTGGAAGCAAGATGTTTTGGTTCGATAAAGAACATAATGAAACCTGTTACATGGATAAACGCACATTGGACACAACACTATGTGATGGTAGGCAGTTGATTGTAAAACCTGATGTGATCGCAGATTTCCGCAAAATGCCTTTTGACGATGAAAGTTTTTACCTCGTAGTGTTCGACCCACCACACTTATTAAATGTTGGTGATAAATCGTTCCTAGCATTGAAATATGGACGATTAGAACAAACATGGCAAGAGGATATTAAACAAGGATTATCAGAGTGTTGGAGAGTATTGAAGCCAAATGGAACGATGATTTTTAAGTGGAATGAAGAACAAATCACGTTACCGATGCTTAAATGGTTATTTCCTAGTAAGCCAATATTTGGCCAACGCAGAGGTAAGACGATATGGATTGTGTTTTTTAAAGGAGAATAAAAATATGTACGAATTACAAGAAAAAGCAATCAATGCAGCAAGAACAGTTTTATTAAACGAGTTAGATTGTAGTGCTGATAGACTAGAACCTAGTGATATGTATGTAGTATGGTTCTGCAAAACGTTACAAAACTGGAAAGCATTGGTAAGCGGTGTACATATCAAAGAGTATATCGAAGTTACATATAACGGAGATAAGAAAGAAACATATGTTGATGTGTATCGAAAAGCGTGTAACCAATGCTTGAAAGATGGCGGTGATGAAGATTGCCAATAAATAGCAAGCAAAAGGGCGCGAGAGGTGAACGTGAATTTGCTAGTCTATGTAAGGAACATGGATTTGATGTAAGACGAACGCAACAATATTGTGGGAATACAGGTGATGCCAGCGATTGTGTTGGACTACCTAATATTCATATTGAAGTTAAGCGGGTACAAGCATTAAATATCGATAAAGCAATGGCACAAGCAATTCACGATAGCGAACATAAAAATGTGATGCCAATCGTTGCACACAGGAAGAATAATGCTAAATGGTTAATCACCATGAGGGCGGATGATTGGTTTAAGTTATATAAAGAAAGTGGATTGAGTAATGGCAGTTAACACATCAACATATGGTATCACGCACAATTGCAAGAATTGGCTAGCGTTAGCATCGGTAGTATGGGGCGAACTGGATATAAGCGAGGCCATACATATTGTTACTGACAAAGGCAGGGGATTGCCTACCAAAAGAAGCATACAAGATGAATTTGCATTGACTGATAAAGTAATTGCGTTATGCAAGAAAGGCTTAACGAATAAACAAATCATGGCTGAGTTGAATATATCGAGCAATCGAGTTGTTAGAGCGAAGAGTTGGGGAGAATGGAATAATGTTAGTGAAACTATTAAATGAATACGCAAAATTGCCAACTAGAGGAACAATTGATAGTGCAGGATTAGACGTATATTGTCCGTTTAATATAACAGTACATGCAGATAGTCAGAAACGAATTCCTTTAGGGGTAGCAGTTGAGATACCAAAAGGATATGTTGGGGTGCTTGCACCTAGAAGTAGTCTTTGTAAAACACCATTGAGAGTACCTAATAGTCAAGGTTATATCGATGCAGATTATAGAGGGGAACTAAGTATTGAGTTTGAAAACATATCTTGTAAAGATTATGAAATCTCAAGAGGTGATCGCATAGCACAATTGATTATCACACCTTACTTGAAAGTAGATGTAGAAGAAGCTCAAACACTCAGCGAAACAGAACGTGGCGATGGTGGCTATGGTAGTACTGGCAAATAAAAAGACAGTAGAAACACAGAAAAAGACAGTAGAAAGACAGTAAAAGGAGAAAACAAACATGAATAAATTAGTATTAGCAACAATGATTATGGGTACAATTGGCGGTAATGTATTAGCAAGTGGTGTTGTAACAGGGCCAGTAGAGCCTAACACACAAGCACCAGTAGTAAGCGGTTACAATTCGGTAGCCGTAGGGGCAAATACAGTAGTTACAGGAACAAATACAATTGCAATTGGCCGTGACAATAAAGTAACAGGAAATGATAGCGTTGTAATCGGTGGTGGTAATGGAACAATTGAAGCCGACCAAGCGAGCGTAATTGGGTACAACAACTATGTAGGCAACAATAAAGAACAAACTGTATTAGGTGCTAACAATACTGTAGACAATCAAGGTGCAGTGGTAGTGGGTACACATAGCGTAGTGCGTGGTATTGATGCGGTAGTTGTTGGTAACAATGCATCAGCACCTATTCAAAATTCCGTAGCGATTGGCACGAACAGTCAAACGGATAACCCTGTAGGTGTTCGACAAGTTGTTTTAAATGGTGTAACTCACGTGTTCGCAGGTGAAAGTCCTAATAGCGTAGTATCATTTGGTAGTAAGAAAAGTGATACATATAGCGGAATTAGTAACTACAATCGACAACTGCACAATGTAAGTGCAGGCCGTGTAGACCCTAGCAGTTTAGATGCAGTTAATGGCAGTCAGTTATTCGCAGCATATGACGAGATTGAAACAAACGGCACACACATTGCAAAACTTCAAAAGGATGTGAACTGTTTAGATAAACGAGTTACACGCAATACTACGAATATCTCTAATTTGACTTCTAAGGTTGATAACGGATTTACAACGATTAATAACACTCTAAACGCTACAAATGAGCGTGTAGGGCAAAATAGCCAAGCTATTTTAAACAATACGGATAGAATTAATAACCATGAAACACGTATTACAGAATTAGAACGAAACACAGTAGGTCAAATCTCAAATGTGATGCATGAAGTAGCAAAAGCTGGTGCATCTAATGCTGCACTAAGTGCGTTACACTACCTAGGTTACAATTCTGATGATAAATTAACATTTGCAGTAGGTTACGGCCACTACAAAAACGCAAATGATGTAGCCCTCGGTATGTTCTATGCACCAACTGAGCATGTAATGTTTAGCTTGGGTACTACACTAGCCAATAAGATGATTAATGCAGGTGTATCCTTTAGACTTGGTAAGGGTTCTGAATATGAAACCAACCACAAAGGCAAAATCAAACAACTTGAAGAGTTGGTAAATCAATTAGTGGCAGAAGTTGAAGAATTGAAAGCTGGAAAGTAATATGTGTACACCAATAGTGAAATATACAGGTGATGTAGATAAGTTACAAACAAAAACAAAAGACTTCAAAGCGATGGCCAATAGGGATGCAAAAGCTAATAGATATGGAATTAGGCTTATGCAAGAGCTGTTTTTCAATGCAATAATGGGTGTATCACTAGTAGTATTGATATTTGGGTTTGTAGTATTGATTAAAGTGTTAATTGGATAAGGTATAGGCGGTGAAATATCCGCCTTATCATAAGAGGTGAATATGAGAATTTATTACGATTTAAAAAGAATAGGATTTCACGATACAATTTATATTTTGCAAAGAGCATTAACCTTTGCTTATGAGGATTACTTATTCGAACCTGAAGTAACGTTTGAAACGAATAGATTTATTGTTATTTATAAAAAGTCAGACATAAAAATATGTATGGAATTATCGATGTGTGAATTAGAGTATTCAAAAATTACATTAGAAGAATTTGCATTAAGAATAAAGAACAGAGTTATATCACAATACCGAAATGAAATGGATAAACTTTATAATGGAGCATGCGAATGTTAGGATATAGCGGATACGTTGTACATTTTGATTATTTTATAGATGTACACGAAACAAAAGAAAGTGCTATGGAGTTTCTTAAACAGTTAGCTTATGAAAGCGGTGAAAGCCAGTTTGTAGTCGGTGTGGCTGTTAAAAAAGATGATGGTATAGTATTAGAATTTCCTGATTTGTACCAATATGACGAAGTAAGAAAAGAATGGTATAAATTGTGGTGATAAAAAGCATAATGAGGTATAAGAATTATGAACGATAAACAATTTACGGATAATTTTTTTAGAACTATGTATGAATTAGGATATAGAAGAGCGGAAATTGAAAAAGGATATATATTTTTCTACGAAAAGCCAGTAACGTTGACTACGTGGGTTCCTAGCATTCCGATAAAATGCACTTGTTTTACAGATGAACCTCAATGTATTGATATTGCAGAATATCTAGGTATTGTTGACTGGAGCAAAGTAAAGGTTGATACACCTATATTAGTTAAACAGTATGAACAAGATGAATGGGAAAAACGACATTTTGCATATTTTAAAGATGAGAGAGTGTATGCTTGGTTATGTGGTGCAACATCTTGGAGTGCTGATTATGAGGGCGATACAACCGATTGGAATCTTGCAAAACTAGCAGAGGTGTAAACATATGGCTGAAAATTTAATTACAATTGGAATGATATTAGGTGTTTCACCTTTTTTAGCAGCGATTTTAAGCGATGCCTTTGATACGTTTGAAGAGGGATGCGTGCGAATGTTATACATACAGGCGATAATTGGTATTGTGTTAATTATCTTTGGTGCTGGTGTTATGTTAGGTGGTGAGTAATATTTGAACGAACCGACAAAGAGTGAAAAGAGATTAATCAGTAGTGCTAGAAAATACCTTGAGCCTGTAAAGACAGTAGATGAACAAATAAAGTCGATTGCAAAAGAAATAGAACAACTACGATGTAACATCACATCGATTAGTGCAATCGATTATTCTAAAGATAAAGTGAGCGGTGGCGGTGTTCCTTGCGGATTAGAAAATAGCGTAGCAAGGTTTATCGATACTGAAAAGGAACAACGTAGACGGATTGATGAATTGAGCGAGTACAAGTGCGATGTAATCAACACGATCAATAGCCTAACAGAAGAAATAGGCGGTACAATGTTACGATATGAATACTTGCTCGGAATGTCAGCCAAACAAGCACATTCGGTTTTTGAAAACCAATTCAACGAAAGGCAGGCGATGAGATATAAAGAAAAAGCATTGATTGAAATAGGCAGGTTGAAATGTCAGTAAATGTCATGAAATGTCAGTAAATGTCAGTATAAACACCTAAAAACATATAGTAGAATATAAGGTGTAAGAGTTGCCAATGAGCAATTCTAAAAACTAAATAGCAATTGAGGTGCGGTTTTATATTTTGTATTTGAAAATCAACGAGTATTGTTTCTAAGTCATTACAATCTATATTATTTTCTAACCGCACCACACCTCTTATATTGCATTTTGTAAACTAATACCGCACATATAATCCTTTCCAATTATGCAATAACAACCAACTATACGTTTCATGAGATAAAACCTTAAGCGAAAAAATGTTACATACTACAAACAACTGGCGGTATTAGTTTAGAGAGTGCAATTGCATATTGAAAACTAAAGCTATATATGTTCCATTAAGAACCGAGTATTGTGCGAGAGTTAGACAGAGTGAGCTAACCATGATTACAATTCATATGCTCGTGTTGGTGAATAGCCAACTATATAACTTTGGTTTTGAGTATGCAATAAAAATGAATAAAATTATCACATAATGAGGTATATCCACGGCGATATATCTCATTTTTTGCATAAAGTTATCAAAAGGGGAGAAATGATGACTGATATTTTGTGTTGTAAAAGCAAATGCTTAAACAACAAGAAAGGAAAATGCATGGCTAATGTCATTGAATATGACGGATTATGCCAAACATATATCACACAGGGGAATGCAAGAAAAAGTACATGCGGTTTATGTGTGCGATCTAATGGGAAGTTAAAGCGGAAAGGCGGTGAAGTACTAAAATGATTAAAGCAATTAAACAATTCATTAAGGATAGAGCGTTATTTAAACGTGCAGCACAAGATTTAGATAATAAAGACCTGCAAGCGAAAGCAAAATATGCGTTTGAACATCGTGAAGATAACGTATTAAGTATTATTGATTGCCTAGCTATTGTGTGCGGTGCATTGATTATAGTCGGTATTGTGTGGTGCTTGATGTGAATTATCAACCAACGATAAAGAAACTGCTTAAAGCATTACAAATGAACGGCAGGCGGTATGTAGTCGATGTAAGGCAATCATGGAGTAAGTTTGATAAACCTTGTAAGGTATATATCGTTAATCGAATGTACACAGAGGAAGAGTACAAACTGACATTCCCTCATAAGTACAAGAAAGGGAAAACATTCAAGCAAGGACAACTCTATAAGAAAGAAAGTGAGTATAGCAGTACTAAACAACATGAAGTACTGCTATTTTTAGTTAGAACATATAAAGGTGGTGAGTAGCATTGGCGAGTATAAATGAATTAGCACAAAAACTAACTAAGAAAGAACGCATATTCGCTGATGAATACGTTAAAACCACTAATGGAACACAAAGTGCAATTACTGCTGGATATTCAGAAAAGACGGCAAGGAGTAAGGGTAGTCAGTTATTGACAAAAGTTAACGTTCGTCAATATATAGATGCAGTTATGAACGAGCGAAGTAAAAACACAATCGCAACGGCTGATGAAGTGTTGGAGTACCTAACTAAGGTTATGAATGGAGAAGAAAAAGATGCGTTTGGTTTGGATGCGTCAATTGCAGATAGAACCAAAGCAGCCGAGTTGTTGGGTAAACGGCACATGCTATTTACTGATAAGGTAAAACTTGATGCAGAAATAGAGATTGATATATCCGACCGCATGAAACAAGCAAGGGTGAAATCAGATGAAGTACAACAAGGCACAACTGATTGATGCGTTGGGTTCATTTACGCATGATCCATTAGGCTTTGTTTATTTTGCTTTTCCTTGGGGAGAAAAAGGAACACCGCTTGAAAACTTTGACGGCCCTGATGAATGGCAAGTAAAGACTTTTAAGAAAATAGGCGAAGAACTACGCAAGGGTAAGTCATTAGCTAAGGCAATACAAATTGCAGTTGCATCTGGTCATGGTATTGGTAAGTCCGCTTTTTCTTCATTGTTAATTCTATTTGCTATTGCTACACATGAGAATACAAGAGGGGTAGTCACTGCTAATACTGATACACAGTTAAAATCTAAGACTTGGGCTGAGTTAAACAAGTGGTACAACCTGTTCATAGGCAAGGAACTATTTACCTACACGGCAACCGCATTGTTTAGTGCTGATAAACAGTATGAGAAAACATGGCGGATAGATGCTATTCCATGGAGCGAAAGCAACCCTGAAGCATTCGCAGGCTTGCATAATCAAGGCAATAGAATACTTATAATATTTGATGAAGCATCCGCTATTTCCGATAAGATTTGGGAAGTAACAGAGGGCGCATTAACAGATAAGGAAACAGAGATTATATGGTGCGTGTTTGGAAACCCTACACGTAATAGCGGTAGGTTTAGAGAATGTTTCAGAAAACATCGTGCATATTGGACTACCTATCAGATTGATAGCCGTACTGTTAAAATCTCAAACAAAGCTAAATTGCAAGAATGGGTAGATATTCATGGCGAGGATAGCGACTTTGTAAAAGTGCGTGTAAGAGGGATATTCCCTAGTGCATCGGATACACAATTCATATCCGCATCAATTGTAGATGAAGCACAAAAGCGAATGTACAGAGTTGGTGAGTTTAACAACCTACCTGTAATCATAGGCGTAGACCCTGCATGGACTGGTGGCGATACGTTAGAAATCGTGATGCGTAATGGCTATTCCATGAAATGCCTGGCAACGATTGAAAAGAATGACGATGATATGCGTATGGCTAACCTAATAGCACAATTCGAGGACGAATACAAAGCTGATGCGGTATTCATAGACCAAGGGTACGGCACTGGTATTTATAGTATCGGTAAGTCAATGGGCCGTAAATGGCGGTTAGTTGCCTTTGGTGGTGCATCGCCTAACAATATGTATCTCAATATGCGTGCGTATATGTGGGGCGAGATGAAAGAGTGGCTAAAAGAGGGCGGTTCAATTCCTAATGAACAAGGATTGTATGATGACCTCGTAGGGCCAGAAGCGATCATTGATAAGAATGGCCGTATCCAACTTGAAAGCAAGAAAGATATGAAAGAACGTGGCTTACCATCACCGAATAAAGGCGATGCATTAGCCTTGACCTTTGCATTTAGGGTCACTAAAAAAGTAAATGGCAATCACAGAAGAGTAGCTAATACAGAGTACAAACCATTTGGGTAAAGGGGGAATGTGAATGTGTATGAAAGCTAAAACACCAGATATTAAGCAACCAGCACCATCGCCTACACCAGTTGCACAAACTGATGATATGGCACAAAAAAGGGATGAACAATTGTTCACAGACAAGAAACGCAAGAAAACTGGTTATGATAGTACTATCTTGGCTAGTGCGTTGAGTCAAGCCACAGGCAAAACAACATTAGGCGGTTAATATGAGTACTATCTTATCGAGCCTAGCAAGGCAACCTACAGAAAAGCCTGTAACTAAACCAAAAGACTACAAGAAAATAAAAGCTAAATTCAATCAGATGTTCACCAATCGTCAAAAGTACGTTGAGAAATGGAAGATGATAAGAGATTATCAGTTGCCATTTCTAGGTGTATTCGATGGCGAACAAGACCAATCGAAGTTGTACACCGATAAAATCCTTACTGGTATTGCATGGGAAAGTTGTCAAATATTCGCTAGTGGTGTAATGAGTGGAATGACACCACCTAGCCGTAAATGGTTTAAGCTAACCATGGAAAATACCGACATGGCGGCGAATAGTGAAGTAGCGAAAGTATTAGATGAACGTGAAGAAATATTGTATGCAGTATTTGCAAAATCCAATTTCTACAATGTGGTTCACCAAGTCTATATGGAACTACCATTCGGACAAGCACCGATGTCAATCATGCCTGATGGTAAAGTCGGTGTACGTTTCACATCGTATCCAATCGGTACTTACGCATTAGAATGTAATGCTAATGGTGAGGTTAACACGTTTGGGCGAAAGTACAACATGACTTGCGACCAACTCGTGGAAGAGTTTGGGTATGATAACTGTACCGAAAAGATTAAAAATGCATACGATGACGGCAAGGGTAATGCATCTACATATACTGTTTGTTGGTTAGTATGCGAAAACAAAGACCGCAACGGAAAACTAGGTAATAAGAATATGCCTTACTCCTCTATTTACTGGGTTGATGGGAGTAGGGATGATGAAATCTTGCGACATAGTGGCTATGAAGAATGGCCTATTCCTATTGCACGGCACACTACACATGATCTAAATGGATATGGTAAAGGTAGTGCATGGTTCGCACAATCTGATGCGATGATGTTGCAAAAGTTGGAACTAGACCGACTAACCGCTATTGAGTTAGGTGTAAAGCCACCTATGGCCGTAACATCCGATGTGATTGGTAGTGTATCACTATTTCCTGGTGGTATTACCGAAGTCGATACAGGTGGTAAAGTTGAACCTATCTTTAATGTAGGTATCAATCTTGATTGGATTATGCAACAAATCATTGAAGTTAAAGATAGTATCAAGCGTGCATATAGTGCTGACTTATTCCTAATGCTAGACAACATGGACAACGGCCAAATGACGGCAAGGGAAGTAATGGAACGCACGCAAGAGAAGTTACAACAATTAGGGCCTGTAGTGGAACGGCTACTATCTGAATTTCTTAATCCGATTATCGAACGTACCTATGCGATATTAGATCGTGCAGGTGTGTTTCCACCAATCGATGAAGCATTGGCGGAAGAGTTAAACGGCCAAGATGTGAAGATAGAGTACATTTCACCATTGGCACAGGCGCAGAAAGTATCATCTTTAACTTCTATAGAGCAGTATTTCGCATTCTTAATGTCATTGGCACAGGGCAATCCTAATATCCTACAAAAATTCAATTTTGAGGAAGCAGCAGATTATTATGGTGTTAACCTCGGTGTACCTGCAAAAGTAATTGTATCGAATGATGAATATCAAGCTAAGATGGAAGAACAACAACAGGCACAACAAGAACAAGAGGAACAAGCACAAATGATGCAAGCAGCACAATTAGCACCTCAAATGGCTAGTGCAGCTAAACAAGCAACTGATGCAGCAAATGATGGAAACCCTGTAATGCAACAGTTAATGGGAATGGGGTACTAGATGAAACAAAAAAGAGATTATATGCGTGAGCGTGATATTGAAGCGCTAAACCACGTACTGAGTGATGAACTTGGTAGGTGGTTTTTTTATCGCATATTAGACCGAGCAAAACTGAATAGCCAATCATTCACAGGCAACAGTACAACATTCTTCAACGAGGGGATGAGGGCTGTTGCTATTTTGTTGCAAAATGACCTAGGAAAGATTGGCGATGGTGTAGAGGGTGTTAAGAAATATCACCTAGCACAAATAGAAAATATTCAGATGCAAAAATATTTCAAGAATTTAGAACAAAGTGAATTAGAGAAAGGTGAATAACCATGGATGAAAATTTAGAACAAGGCACAAACAATAACACGGATAGTGCAAATGGTGGTACACCACAGGACACGAACACACAAGACCAACCAAATACGATTTTAGGCGGTGGCGGTGATACTAACACCGACCAACCTGCAGAACCTACTGTATATGATTTCTCAACTGCATTTGAGGGTGGCGAAGTAGACCAAACCATCGCAGATGAGTTTTCAAAAATGCTTAATGGTGTAGGTGCTACGCAAGAGCAAGCATTAGAGATGGCTAAGTTTGGTAATCAATATGCTACCAATCTTGTAACGGCCTATGAGAACCAAAAGCAAGAAGCACTCAATGCACAATACAAAGGTTACGCAGATAACGCTCGTGAGGTATTAGGAAATAAATTCGATACTACTGTTAGCCAAGCGGCCGCAGGTGTTGAAGCAGTAGAAAAAACAATTCCTAATATCCGTGAAATCCTAGCTGAAAACGGCTTGGGTAATCGTGTAGAAGTAATTCAACTATTCGCACATATTGCTGGTATGGCAAGCGAAGATAGCAACGCAGGGAACAACAGACCTGCAAATAATCAATCTGACGAAGCTATTAGACGGAATATGTATCCATCCATGTTTAAAGATTAAAGGAGATTAATTAATGGCTACAATTGGAACTAACAATCCTACATTATTGGATTTACAAACTCGCATGGATCCAAATGGTAAAATTGCACAAATCATTGAGCAATTGAACCAAACAAACGAAATCATTCAAGACATGACAATGATTGAATGTAACGATGGTACATCTAACAAAACAACAGTACGTACTGGATTACCATCCACTACATGGCGCATGTTGTATGGCGGTGTACAACCATCTAAATCCACTACCAAACAAATCACTGATACTTGTGGTATGTTGGAATCGTATTCCGAAGTGGATAAAGACTTGGTTAAACTTTCTAATGACCCTGTAGCATTCCGTGCAACAGAAGATAGTGCGTTTGTTGAAAGCATGGGCCAAGAAATCGCACGCACACTTTTTTATGGTGATGAAACTACACCAGAAAAATTCATTGGCTTATCCGCACGTTTCAATACATTGGATACGAAAAAAGCTGATTGTGCTAAAAACATTATTGATGCAGGCGGTACTGCTAACCTTGCCTCTATGTGGCTTGTGGGTTGGGGTCCACTTACTGTACATGGTATTTATCCACGTGGCAGTCAAGGTGGTTTAGAACAAGAAGATTTGGGCGAAGTAACAGTAACTAAAGCTGATGGTTCTATGTTCCAAGGTTATCGTACTCATTTTAAACAAAACATTGGTTTATCCGTGCGTGATTGGAGATATGTAGTACGTATCGCTAATATCGATATGAAATCTATCAAAGAAGATATTTCCGCAGGCCCTAACTTGATTAACTTTATGATCCGTGCAGAAGAAAAAATGCAATCTCTCACAGGATGCCGTCCTGTATGGTACATGAACCAAGAATTGCGTACATTCTTACGCTTGCAAAAGAATAAAGTACATGGTTCTACTATCACAGAAGATATGGAAATGGGTAAAATGGTTACTCGTGCAAATGGTATTCCTGTTCGCAAAATTGATGCATTGCTTTCCACCGAAGCACGTGTTACTGCATAGTAGAGAGGAGAAAATACATGATTATCGATACTTTAAATACATTCCATTGGAAACGTGAATTATCTGGCAATGTCAGCTCCGATGTTATGGTTACTAGCGGTGATGCTGACCCTAACTTGTGGTTAGTTGTTCGTGTAGACAAAGCATTAACAGGTACTGCATTAATCAACGTATATACATCTGATACAGAAAACATTGCTAACCCTGTATTGTTGCATGGTATTACATTACCAGCCAATGCACCAGCTGGGTACGAATATAAAGTGCGCTTGGCAAATGGTGTTAAACGTTATACACGTGCTAATGTCAACAATGCAACGGCTGGCACAATTTCTGTATTCTTAACTAGCGGTATCACTAGCAAATAGGGGGTAACATGGAATACATTGCAAAAGTAACTTTGTATCACAATACAAAGGGTTTAATTGAAGAAGGACAAACAGTAGAACTTACAAAAGAAGAAGTAGCTGAATACGATAAAGATTACTTCAATGATTTGTTTGAAGCTGTAGGCGCAGAAGAAACCGAAGATGGCGAAGAAAAGCCAAAGACTAAATCTAAAGGCAAGAAATCGGAAGAAACTGCTGAATAACAGAATGAGGGGTGCTTATGCATCCCTCTTTTTCACTATAAAAAGGGGGCAATATGACACCTACTGATATTTGCAACATGGCTTTGTCATTAATCAATGGCGGTAGGATATACGGCCTTGATGAAGAAACAGAAACGGCTAGACAATGCAGATTGCATTACGATGCAACACGCAAGATGCTACTTTCACAATATGAATGGAATTTTGCACGAAAGCGTGAAGAGTGCGTGTTATCTGAACATAAGTTAGCTGGCTATGAATTTGTTTATGCGTATCCTGAAAAGTGCTTACGTATTTTAGGGGTTATTCCTAAAGGGGAACGATTTAGAACGGATAGGCAAAAAGAATATGATGTATTTACATTTGACGATAACACAAAGTATATCGTGAGTGATGTACCGCTTGCGTACATCGATTACGTGTACGATGTGCAAGATATAGATGTATTCAGTCCTGTATTCGTACAGGCCTTGAAGTCTAAAATGGGTTCTGATTTAGCTATGCCATTAACTGGCAACAGTGGATTATTCGACCAATGCTATAAACTCTATCAAGCAGCAACGCAAGAAGCCAAGAGTTTGAGCGCTAAAGAACGTAGGCAAGATATGCCATATATTTCTAACTATGTAAAAGCAAGGAGCTGGTGAATATGAAACCAATGTATATATCGCAACTTGCATTTACAACTGGTGAGATTTCTCCAGATGTATCTAGGCGGTTTGACTTAGATCAGTTTAAAAGTGCGTTGCTATTAGCAGAAAATGCAGTCATTAGACCTTATGGCGCAGTAGCTAGACGGCAAGGGTCAGAGTATATAGGACAAGTCAAAAACAAAGATAAGTCTACAAGACTGTTTGAGTTTACGGCAGAAAAGAACAAATCATTCCTACTTGAGATTGGTGAGCAGTATATCAGAGTGTGGCGGAATGGTATCTATACAGGTATTGAATTACAGACACCATTTGAAAGCGATGTAGTCGATAAATTGAACTGCATCCAAAGTGGCGATGTAATGTTCATTTGTAGTGGTAAGTATCCTGTTAAAACGCTATCACGATATAGTGATACAGACTGGCGATTCGATACATACAAGCTATCAGAGCAACCATACGGCGAAGTTAACATAGATAAAGAAAGTACTGTAATCTTAAATGGCGATACCTTAACCGCCACAAAAGATATATTCAACGCTGATATGGTTGGTTCGGTCATGCAGATTGAACATTTTGTTAAAGCAGTAAGCACCAGTAAAACTGGCGAAGTAATACAACGTACTGAATATGTTACACGTGAAAGACACGGCGGATATAGTAGACTTGTTGGTGAGGATTACAATAATATCAATTACGATGTAGAACAATTTAGTGCTGATGAGGATTTATCATGGAAATTCACATCGCATGGTACATGGAATGGTACAGTAAAAATCCAAATCAGTAATGACAATGGCACTACATGGAAAGATTACAGGGTGTACACATCCAATAATGACTACAACGTTACAGATACAGGCAAGGTTACACCTAGTGCTAAATTGAAAGTTGTATCTGATTTAAAAGGCGGTAGCGTTAATGTAGACCTATCATTCTTGCCACATTCTAATTATGGTGTAGTTGAAATTAAAGAATTTGTTGATAGTAAGCACGTTAAAGTCAATGTATTGAATAGCGTTGCAGATAACGAAGCAACCTCTAAATTCAGATTTGGACAATGGGGCAAAGGCCTTGGTTATCCTCGTGTATGTACGTTTTACCAAGACCGATTTATCCTAGCATCTAGTAATCAATATCCTAACTACATATGGTTTAGTCGCACAGGTGATTATTCAAACTTTGGTGTAGAAAAGGTAGGCGGAACGATTACAGATGATAGTGCAATCACACTACCTGTTATTAACCGCAAAATGTATGACATTAGACACTTGATACCTGCTAATGACTTATTGATTTTGACAAGCGGTAACGAATGGATAATTGATGGTTCTAAAACTATCACACCTACTAACTGCAATTTGCGTACACAAACACAACGTGGTGCATCTGAATGTGAGCCACAATACATAGGGAATAGATGCGTGTATGTGCAAGCTAGAGGGTGTGTAGTGCGTGATTTAGGTTACTCGTACGAAAGCGATAATTACACAGGGGCTGACTTAACTCTATTCGTTAAGCATTTAACAAAGTATCGTAACTTTATCACAAGTGCTTATGCACAAGATCCAGATAGTATTGTTTACTACGTAACAGATGATGGCAATATCGATTGTCTAACTTACATTCCTGAGCAAAAGGTGTATGCATGGTCGCACTTCACCACAAAAGGCAAATATAAATATGCTGAGAGTGTGGCAGAGGGCGAACAAGATAGTTTGTATGTTATTGTGGAGCGTGACTTCAAAAGCGGTACAGTGATGTGCATAGAACGATTTGAGCCAATGTATAACGCTGATAATAACAATGTGTACATGGATTGTTACATTAGACAAACAAGTACAGAGAATATCAGCACTATCACAGTACCTCATCTGATTGGTGAGGATGTGCAAATCGTTGTAAATGGTAGGGAACGGCCAATTAAGGAAGTACCACCTACGGCAATTATTAATATTGATGGTAAAGCACAAAGCGTAGCTGTTGGTATTAACTACACTACACGATTACGTATTCCGAGCATCGAAATGCAAATACAAGATGGCACATTACAAGGCCGACAATTAACGATGAGTAGATTATCGATAAACATCTTAAATTCATTCGGTGGCAAAATCGGAAGAAACTTCAACCATATGGATGATATTTCATTACCGCCACTCAAATTATATAGTGGTGATAAGGTATGCATATTGCCAAAATTCGATGGAGTATACTCAACCGATGCATCTGTATGCATTTTGCACGAAAAACCTTATCCATTTAACCTTTTAAGCGTTACAAGAGAGATAGAAATAGGCGGTGGTTTTCCAAATGTTACAGGACTTTGATATTTGCCCTGTAAGGCACACTTCATTAATTCATGACTTATATATCAACTTACGAGCCATAGACACCTTAGAGGTCAATATAGCGAACCAAAATTTCCAGAATTATGGAAAAAATGATTTTGTAAGAGATATATGCAGTGATGATTACGAAAACCACATTGTAATTGAGAATGATGTACCAATAGCAGTATATGGGATTTCAAAAAAGCCAATCAACGGAATGTACTGCATTTATTTCTTGGGGAATAAGATACTAGATACGAATTTGAAATTGCAAAAAGAATTTCTAAAGAGGAGTAACGCAATCATAAAAGAGTGGTTATCCACTCATGAATGTTTATTCAATTTCATACATAAGAAAAATAACCGCTCGAAGCGATGGCTTACATCACTAGGGGCGGTTATTCATTCTGACATTACACACAACGGAATGGAACTATTTACATTGAGAAAGGGGGATGCGAATGTGTAATCCTATTGCATTGATGGCAGGTCAATTGGTTACTCAATTATGGGGTCAACATCAACAAACCAAAGCACAAACTGCAATGTATAATGCACAGGCACAAGCAGCGGAAGCTAATGCACGAATATCTGATAGGAAACAACAGGATATTGCCAATCAAGCACTACAAGAGCGAGATAAGATGGATAATAAAATGCGGTTGATTGCAGGTCAGAATACGGCAGAAGCAGGCGCTACAGGGCTATCCATGAGTGGTACACCATTACAATTAATGGCTAGTAGCTACGATGAATACAACAAGGATATTAACAATTGGGAAACTAGCAAAAACAATAGCATCTACAATGAATATCTTAATGGGGTTAATTATCGCAATGAAGCTAGTAGTGCAAGAGCAGCTGCATCCAATGCTAAAACACAAGGGCGATTGCAAATGCTTGGTACTATCTTGAGCGGTGCATCTAGTATATATGGGATGAAACAACAATATGCAGGTGGTAAATACACAACTCAATATGGCGGTGATGTAAATGGTGTAACAGAAAGACCAGTTAAAACAGTTAAGAAAGTTTGGACTTTTAACGGCAGGTAACTATGAAATTAGTTAATTATGAACAAAATGAAAGATTGAATACAGTTAATGGTGAGTTTAGACCAACAATCAATGCGGAAGCATATGGTGTTAACCAAAACGGAATTAACACATTTGCAAAAGCATTGGATGATGCATCTAAAACTTGGCTTGAAATCGATAAACAAAAAGATTATATCAATGCTACAAATGCTATTAATGAATTTAATCAAAAAGTAACTGAATTAAAATTTGATAAAGATAAAGGGTTAATGTACCAAAAAGGTATGAATGCACAAGGAATACTACCTACATACCTTGAAAGTACACAGAAATTCCAAAGCGAACTTGCTGCTAAATATAACTTGCGTACAACTGATGCGGTAAACGCTTTCAATAAAGCGGTTGAAACATCAAAAACAAACGATTTGGATGGTATATCTAGGTACATGAGAGGTCAGTACGAGGATGCATTAAGCACTGCTACACAAAATCAAATCAATAACTTGAATAACAATCTGTTACAAACGAATGATGTTAATCAACAAATGAAAACATTAACATTAACAGGCGATTTAATAGAAGCAACTGGTAAACAATTAGGGCTTGATGATGAACAAATAGCATCTAAAAAACAACAAAACTACGATCTTAATGCTAAAACCTTATTAGATAAAACTGTTGCTGATAATAATTCAGAAACATTGGATAAGCAGTTGACTGCATTAACTGGGCTTGCTAGTGAGAATGTATTAACACCATACAGGAAAATGTACCAACAAATGGGTATAAACAAAATCGCTAACAATGAAAACGATTTCGGCGCAATTCGATTGGCTGCAGGCGATGATGTAAATCGTGGTATGGACATTATGGGTTCACGCATACGTTCGCAAATGGAAGCTAAAAACAAGGAAGCCATGCAATCAGGTATTGGTGCTAATCAACATTTATGGAAATTAGCACAATATGCACATAACAAGTATGGTATCAATACAGAAATTGCATATAGGCAGTTGTATGCAGAGGGTACAGATGGTGGCGAACTTAGTAGATTAGCAAGAGAAAATCATAACTACGCAGGTCTAACTCAATCAGAACCTAATGGAGAAGAGAACAAACAACCACCCGAAGATGGAACGAATTATTACAAAATGTATAATTCCGATGAAGAGTTTGTGGATGATTGGATTGAACACTACATAAAGCCAAATGGTGCAGTCAACGCACAGAGCGTAGAGGAATATGCTGATAAGCTAAAAGCAGGTGGATATTATGGCGCAGGTGCAGAACATTATAAAGCATTAATGCGAAATGCACCTATGACTAAAGGCGGTCAACCTGTTTATTCCGAAGATCAGATTGAAAAGGCTGTTAAACAAGGACGTGAAAATTATAAAGGTTGGCTGACAATGCAAATGAACATTGAAGCCAAGCAAGCTAAAGATAGAATTACTGCAGCTAAAATTGTATATAACCAATTAATAGCAAAAGGCGATTATGTAGGTGCATCATCTTACGCACACGCACAAGCAGCAGGCGCACAGACCGATATGGAAAAGGAAGCGTGGAGCGGTACAGAAGCATCAATGCGACCTAAACTTGATTCTATGTATGAAAAAGGCCTTAAATTAAATGCAAAACAAAAGTTTGAGTTAAAAAAATATGCTGAAACTCATACATACGAAGAAACACTAGCACACGCACAGAGAGTGTACCCTGATAAAGTTGTTGATGATAGCTTTGATGAAGTGTTGCTCGAAGCGAACGATAACAGATTAAAGGCTAACAAAATTGATTTAACACCTTATGATAGCGAAATACAAAGTGCGTTGCCTGCTGACAAATCATTGCGTTCAAGTTTTGAATATGGTGTTAAACAAGAGATGTTAAGTCGTAAAGCTGACTTTGAAAGCAAACACGGCAGAGCGCCTACAGAAGCAGAAATGCATGATATATTTGAGGGCGCATTGGCAACACAAACATTACGAAGTACGGAAAAACCATATTTCGGTGATGGTGATGATTATAGCGCACCTATTAGCGCAGCAAGCAACAGAGCGATGGGTATTGTGCATGTTGAACCTGTTGGCAACCATTATGTGCGTGTAACATATCAAGATGGCTCAACAAGAGATATTTACGAAAGCGTGTATAACAACATGCAAAGAAGATATAACGATAACGGAGATTAAAAATGGCTAAACAAACACTTGAACAAGAACGGCAAGAAGCACTAGCTGTACAGAATGGCTATGTTAAAACATCACCATCTTTTAGTGCTAGTGCTGGTGTTCAGTCTAAACCTACTGGCGGTTTTACTGAGGTTGGTAATGCAATAGGTGCAGGGATAGATACAACGGCACAAGTAGTTGATAATGCTATTAATGCAATTAAGGCTATTGCAAATACACCACGCACAATGGAAGAAACTAATGCTGATGGTACAACCACATATTATCCGTTTGGTAAAGCTGACAATCCATATCAAGGTTTAGAACCGCTAGGACAGTCATTACAGAAAGTACTTCCTACAAGTGTTGTTAGTAATACGGATAGATTGTTTCTATACAATAATGATACCCTACGTTATAACGAAGCAGTTAGAATGGGAAGGGTATTAGATATTGACCCTGATGTAATTATGCGTGGTGATGATAAAGCATTTGAACGTGCTGATTACTTATCAAGACGAGTTGAACGTGGCGCAGTATTACAAGATATATACGATGAATTTCCTGAGCTATATAAAGTGAAATATGGTTCACAAGCGGAACAATTACAAGCAATCAACAATCTACAATCAATTCGTGCTACGAAATCTACGTTCGATGCAATTCAACAAGGTATTTGGTCAATGAACGATCAGATGAAGTTAGGTGATGTTGGATTTGAATTGGCACATACAAAAGACCCTGAACGTATTAACGAATTAACATCAGAAATGGAACGCTTGCAAAATAACTTGCGCAACTACCGAACACCTGACGGAACTAATCCATTACAAGAAGTACTCGGACAAACGGCAGCACAAACATACATGATGGGTAAACAAGGCGGTACAG